ATACAACAAGCTGCGGAATAAATCTCATGTAAGTCGAATCTCCGACCCAATCTCCCCAGAAGAACTCTGAATAGGCAAGGAAGAGGGAGTCGTAATTGTCCATCTGGTCGTAAGTTGCGGTCGTGAAGGCAGAGCTGTCGAGATAAGAGTACCCGACCAGATCCACCAGCACTTGACTGTCTGCTACTGTCATAGCAAACAAAGTACCAAGGTCACCGGCAGCGAGGTCTCCGGGATCACTTATAGCTTTAGGCACATCTATATCATACAGAGCTACTGGCATTGAGTAATACCAAGTGCTCGATACTGCGTCAGCTGTAGTTGAGTCGAGTATAGCGAGTCCAGCGATGGAGTCATAAGATAGATAAAGGGCTGAGTCATAGTCTGGCTTGGGTACATAGGTTCCATGAGTCCAATATGGAACACCAGCCACTACATAGAATCCCCCAGATACACTGACGTCTACCTTGTAGACAAAGCGTCCGTCTGCGTAGGTAGTGTCAGCGGCGAAGGCATTGTCGACTCCCCAATCATGGGTAGTGACAGAACTCATAGACAGTCCACCAAATAGACTGACTATACCTGCTGCGAGTAGTGTAAATGGTTTCCACATATTAGAAAAGATCGTCCCTAGGTTTCTTCGGTTTCTGCCACGGCTTACGGTTCCGGCCCTTATCAGGTGGACCAACTACAGGTACTGCAACATATTGCGCCTGCACTACTGCTGAACCATATGTAAATGCTGTGAGTACCTTCTTCAAGTCCAGCAAATCTGTTATAGCTACCACTGCTGTAGATGTAGCTGGCATTGATACATAGTAATATCCAGTGACGTCTTCAACTGGCGTTAGCACTGGAGTGCCAGTTACAACGGCTGGTAGTGCCTGCTCAAACAGTAGAGTACTTTCTACATCTGTCGTAAGTGTAGACAGTACACCATCTTCAGTAATAGAGGCTACTGCAAAGTCATACGAATAACCTGCTTGTAGCATGTAAATTACAACAGTAACTACACCCGGATCAGCTTTAGCACCGGGTATCCAGTTCGCATCACCAGTCTTACGATAGTATACATCATGATAAGCAACACCACTAGTGTTATCTGTCCACGTGATTCTCATCGATCTGGTGGTAGCTTCACTAGCTACTACATTCGTGGGTGCATCGTAAGCAGCAAGGGGCTGATAGTCTGCGTTAAGCCCAGCTGAGCCGGTCATTGTAACTTCGGCTAGATACTGAACAGCCTGACTTGGATATAGATATGGCGCACCAGTTACTGCAGTTGCAAGAGTCCTAGAGTACCCATAATTAAAGGCGCTCGATCCAGTTACTGTAGTCTCAAAGGTCAGTTGTACTAGTGCCATAATCTCGTCTAATCTAGTGGTTAATGTCCAGTACGTCTAGATGCTGCTATACGTGCGGCGTAGCGTGCAACGAATTTACCAATACGTCGTCCAACTACAGCTGGTGGGCCTACTGCACCAACAAATTGGGCTATCAATCCGGCTGAGCCTGAAGCAGTTGATGCTAAGATTTGTGACAGCAAACTGGACGGGATCAGTGAAGGTGTTGCTATTGCTGAGGTTGACAGATTCAAGCTAATGTACTTTGCTATCGCAGGACTACCTAGGGCTGTGACAGCAAGGTACCGTTGGATCAAAGAAACCAACAGCGGGGTCCCAGTAGCTGTAGCTGGTATGGTAACCCCGAAGGTACTGACGTCTGTCATGTTGGCTGTACCTGTGGCAGCTGCTGCCATAGTGTGGAACATATCTACGATGTCTGCCAAATTGGCAGCGCCTGTAGCTACGGCTGCGAGAGTCTCGAAGAATTCTTTTGTGAATGCTGGTGTTCCTGTTGCTGTAGCTGTGAGATACTTGGAGATGCTCTTAGACATCCCCGAAGTACCGGCTGCCGTAGCAGCAAGGGTGTTAATAATTGTGACAATGTCGGTGATCGCGGCTGCACCAGCTGCGGTGGCTGGGAGAGTCTCGTAGTAAGTAGTAGCCCCAATGGGAATTGTCTCTGTACTTATGTCTGCAGTACCAATACCTGAGGCTGTCAGGGTACGATAGAAGTCCAGTACCCACGCCATGTCTGCAGTACCTACTCCAGATGCTGCCAGCGTGCGTAGGAACGTGCTGGTGGCGTCTAGGAGAGGTGTGCCGGTGGCAGTGACGGGTAGGACCTGTGTGAGGTCCAGAGCGCGTGTGAGGCCTGCTGTACCTAGAGCATCAGCAGCGACAGTGAGGTAGAAGAACTTAGCTTGTGCTAGAGTTGGAGTCCCTGTAGCAGTGGAGTCCAATGTCTGGTACATGAGCTTGGTGATGTCTGCAGTTCCAAGACCTGAGGCGTTAAGCTGTCGCAGAAGATCCTTGAAGATATCAAGTGTAGGTGTACCGATGCCTGAGGAGGCGAGAGTACGGTAGTAGCTTGTAACCGTAGAGAGTGCAGCTGCACCTGATGCGGTTGCAGGCAGAGTCTCGTAGACAATGCCAACAAGTTTGTCAGCTAGGAGGCCCGGGGTTCCTATGGCTGCTGCTGCAAGAGTACGGAAGTGGTCTTGTACGCGCGCGAGGTCAGCTGTACCAGTGGCGGCTACTGCGAGAGTGTAGGAAATCAGGCGGTCGAAGTCCGCTGTACCTACGGCTGCCGCAGCTAGAGTTCGATAGAAGTCTAGTGTCTGCGTCAGCGATGGGGTGCCAGTTGCTGTGGCAGCCAGAGTAAGGTACGCAAGTTTAACTGGGTCTAAGCCAGAGGTTCCTACTGCACTAGCTGCTAAGGTACGATAGTGGTCTTGTACACTAGCTAAGTCCGCAGTACCAGTGGCGTTAGCTGCCATGGCAAATGATATCATGCGCTCGAATGCAACAGTACCTACTCCGGCTGCAGCGAGAGTACGGTAGTAATCAGAGACATAGCTGACAACAGGCGTACCTGTGGCAGTAGCTGCGAGGACCCGTCCAATGATGGTCTCGGTGCTGAGGCCACCTGTGCCTGTTAGAATTGGGTTAAAGGTTCTTGGGTACACCTTGCTGAGGGAGAAGGCACCTGTACCTGTGGCTGTTGAAGCCAGAGTGTAGGAAATAACCTTGGCAATGTCAGCAGTCCCAAGTCCTGCTGCTGCAATGGTTTGCGTCAGTTCAAGGTAACGAGAGAGTGCCGCAGCGCCCGTAGCTGTTGAGGCTAGGGCACGGTAAAAGTTACGGACCTCAGTTAATGCTGCGGCACCCGTAGCTGTTGCAGCAAGGGTTTCGTAATCAGTAGTTCCACTTGGCGCAGGATGGACAGCGCAGACCTGACAGATATACTGCTCCACAGTGACTGCAGTGCCGTTGCCGACAGCTTCAACGGAGCCGTTGTACTGACGCCATGAGGTGTCCATCGAACACGAACCGGCCGATGTGCTGGATATGTCGTACTGGCTGTTCGTCTGGTAGTTGGTGGGATAGTTCGTCGTCATCCCACCGTCGTCGTCATCATATCCTACGACAATGAACCAGAGATAGTCCTTCGCCCCACCCGTAGGGGTAAGGTCAGGTTGTGCTGTAAAGAGTATGCTAGTAGAAACACTTGCATACGACAGATTCACTTCTGGTGGTCTTGTAGCAGGATCGTCCGCGTCTTGAACACTGAAGACACGAACAACAATTTCCTCATTTGTGCCCAGTCCTAGCGTGAATGTACCAGACTCGGTGCCTGCAGCCTTTTTCCACGCGATGCTGAGATGTGCGTCTTTGCCACCGCTGTCGTCCGTCCCGTCAAGCTCCGTCCATCCCGCAGTAGCCCAGTCGAGTACGTTGTCACCATCAGTAGCGGCAAAAGCTAGCAGCGTGTCCCCGGCACTGATGGTGCCGGGGTAGTTGACCGCTACTGAGCTAGTCTCAACACTCGCTGTAACAGCCTGACTACGAATTGACGGAAATGCCATCGCCCCTCCCTAAAATACTACGTGGGCTGTGCAGTCTCCTGCAACAGCCCACCGTAGAGTAGATCCCGTAGCCACGCTACAGGCCTTACGACCAAGTGATCGTAATCGTAAACTCGATCTTATCGCCCGAGTTAAGGGCAATGCCAGTAAAGTCACCATGCACAATAAGACTACCCGTGGTGATTGTATCGAACAATCCCGCGTTGGTAATAGTCTTACCTGCATCTGCGGTGATCTGAGCAACAAACTGATTGACGTCAGCAGAGGGCTGTGATTCTGTTGCAGCTACGCGAGTCTCGGAAGCCTCGGTAAACAACACAGTATCGCCTTTCGCTGCAGTACCTGCGCCTGTTCCCCAGCCAACATAATAGTTAGTAGGAGCAGTAGCGGTACCGTCCATAACGTCGGTTACCCAAGCTTCACCAGCATCAGTGAAGATAGTAGCCATTAGTTATCCTTCGTTTCGATGTGAGCGATTTCACCAAGATCTTCCCATTCGCCAGAGTCTGCTCGCTTTACACGCGCAGTAATCTTCGTAATGCCCCGGGCTTTAGCAGCACCGGGCTTAGCGGGTGCTTCGTTCGGATCTTCGTCTTTAACAATAAATGCACGACCTCGTTCTGCAACCATTTTTTCACCTCTCCTGTGGGCTTTGAATCCTTCCCAATGCCTCTTGAAGTATTTCATATCTCTTAGTATAGGAAGCTAGTGATAACTTTAGCGGTACCAGCGGTACCACCGCTCTTAGCACGTACTCTCAAACCAGCCTGATAGAACACTAGAGGAGACTTAAGACCAGTAGTGGTTTCACTACCGACTGCAATAACCCAATCTGCAGCTGTGTCCGGGTCACCTCCGGGCTTTAGGACGTCTACCTCAATAGCACAGGATGTCGGCAAAGCTTCAATCAGAAGCACCAACTCCAACACCTGAGAGAAAGACTTCGGCTGTACCGCAGTACGGCTCTGTCTTACATACACTATCTCAGTAGCATAGGTTCCCGCGCCTGCAGGAATTGTGAACTCTTGGTACATTGAACCTGTATGTCCAACCATTAGAAACCACCTCCACCAAGTAGAGCCATGAGTTCAGGTGGAACACCTTCTCCACCCATCGGAGGACCACCCATACCGGGAGGACCAGCTGGAGGCATGCCTCCACCGATATCCATCATAGCTGCGTCAATGGGAGAACCGGAATCCGCTGGACCCATTGGGCCCATAGGACCCGGGGGAGCTGGACCCATAGCACCGGGCATAGCACCCGGTTGACCACCAGTAGCCTGCGCCATCAGAAGAAAGAGAAGAGGTAGCAGCTGCTCGGCTCCGATTTGACCGGAACGCATTTGAGCAAGCAAGCTATCGATATCTCCAATTCCCCCCGGCATAGCCGACGGCTCTGGGATTCCAAGGTTAGACGCATCGGTGGTGGGGCCCATAGGCCCCCCACCGTTTCCGATTCCATTAGGCATTATTTACTCCAAGTACTGGAACTCAAGTGCCAGCAAGACGTCATCTGGAGCAGTAACAGTACCACCAACTTCGTTAAAGAGAATATCAATAACGGAGCCAGAAGCGACTATTCGATCTTCCTCTGTAGTTGAGGGCAAAATAGCCCCAGCTGCATCGGCACCGAGAGTCTTGATGTCCAATACTGCAGACACTACCTGAGAACCTACCTTCACCGAAACGGCGAAAGAGGTAGCTGCGGTAGCATCGGTGGACTGAACATACTTACCACCAACAAACTTCATCTTACGTGGCGCGACAAACACGGGAACCGTGGCGTCGGCTGTGGCTGCGTTCGTAAAACCTGTAGTAAACACAACCACCTGAGCTGCGACTTTAGGAGAAACGAGATGTCTATGTAGCTCTTTTGGGAGTCCCATAATTATCCCCTTACTCTTCTAGGCCGTAAATAAGCCCATTCGTAGCCGGATACAGACACGCGAGGTTACGATAAGAACGAAGTACTGCCTTAAACACATCCTGCGTGAGCGGGAAGTGAAGGACGGTCCCATCGATTCCACGAATCCACTCGACTTCCTTATCAATCGCATGGTACCAGTAGCGCGAGTTAACCACACCGATATGCTCGGGCGGGAAGAACCTCTCGATGATAACAGGCATGTTATCAAACGTGAGGGCGCTTTCTGTAAGACCCTGCGGCGCCATCATCGGTGCATACCGAATCTGGGGAGCGACGAGGTTATAGAAGTTACGACGCTGCTTGTAGTTCATTACGAGGAACTCAGGCTCTTCACCTGTAGTCTCCATAATAAGATCCACAGTGTCGCGGAGGTGATCGGGGTCGAGAGCGACAGTGGCTGCGCCACCACCAGCTGCGTCAACCTGAACACCCTGCCAACCGTCAAGACCAGCACGGGGAATCGCAAGGTAGGTGCCGGTCGTGCCGATACCACCAAGGAAGCCGTTGATCTCATTACTGAGGTTGCCATTACGAACGATAAAGTCATCAACTGCTGGAGTAGCTGTCTCAGTTCCAGTCCAGTCCATCGTAGTGGACGCAGAGGTGTGCGTGAGAGCAGAAACCAAACCGTTGGTTACATTGACCGTCGAGCCATCAGAGTCGATGACGTCGATAGGCATGTTCTTGCGAAGAATGTTGCGAACCGGACGGTTCGACTTATACGTGCTGAGCCCAAAGGGATCAATCAGTACAAGAGTATCTGCGTCGGTTCGAGAGAGTACGTTGGCAATCTTACCGGAACCGTCGCCAATCATCTGGCGAGCCATATCCAGCTTCAAGCCGTCAATAGTATTCTCAATAGTGAGAGCGAGTCCTTCCTCGAACGCGCCGGGGTTGTCACGAGAGCTAGACATAATCTGCCCCGTGATCTCGAATGTGGCGTAAATATACTTAGCAGTGACTTCAGCAAGCTCAGGAGTATCAACCCGGGATTCACCGAACGTACCTTTTTCAGGTCGCGCGTAGATGCCCTCATTGACTCCGAACTGCACTGGGAAGATGCCCTTACGACCGCTGAGCGGAAGCTCCTGCGTAATCTTCTCCGCGAAAGGCGTCGCCTTGTTCATTGCGGTTCGGATCGCGTCCTGAAGCGGACGATCCTTAAGGATTGCATCTAGTCTGCTAAGATCAGCATACTGAACAGCCATTGTGTGTTCCTTTGTATAGAACTGTTGATCTTAAGCGAGTGTTTTTTTTCCAGTTATTCCGGGTTGAGAGTAAACTCTCATGGAAGGAAGGTAAGTTGTATGCCATAATGGCGCAAGGGGAAGGTTGGGCTTACTCGTGCCGGGGGTCACGAGCCCAAGACTTTTTGGTTTTCCCTTTCAATCACCATCCCCGGTGAGGGCTTCCCGTCGTTATGGCAGGGTGACGGTGTCAGATCCCCTTTAAATCATACTACTCTTGCGTAGTTTGATTGTATCTCTTGCTAGCACTCTTAACGATGTCGCGGAGTCTTACCGGCTGGCCTTTAATAAGCCCACTAGGAGATATCTCCCTGCTAGTGTCTTCCGGTGTACGCGGCGCAGCTTCTGTAGTTTGCAGCGACTGCGTCGGAGTCTGCTTAACTCTCTTAGCCTGTTCAGGAGTCATTATTTTCTCTTTAGGCTTGAGGTTCTTAACAATACTCTCGATGCGGGCGATGTCAGGAATCTGGCGATTAGCTCTCATATCACGGGCTACGAACTCCTGTGCTATTGCCTCGTCGACGCCATATCTGTTAGCTGCTCTCGCGGACAAAGCCTTAATACGAGCAGCCTGCTGCTGTGCTGACTGACGTTGCGAAGCAGTAGTCTCGCGGCGTAATGCTTCGTCGCGCGCACGCAACTCCAGCTCACGCTCAACCAAAGCTCGCTCGCGTGGGTCTGTCTGGATACGCTCCCAGTTCTCCACGGCCTGTCCGAAAGCTTCCTGATTATTCAGTGCAATCAGCATCAAGACATCCTGAGGATTAGTCTCGACCTTCTTCATAAACTCATCAACTTGCAAACGAGACTGCTCAGCTTGCATCACGCGCGTGCGTGACTCTGCTACGATGCCGATTACGCTATCTGCGAGCTGCTGATAAACCTTGCGAATAGTAGGATCTCCGCCCAACTCCGAGGGAGGAACGCCAAGATCGATACCGTATGACAGAAGCTCATCATACATCTCGTCCGTAAGGGGCTCGCCACCGGCAACGAAGCTCTCATCTACTACTGGCTGTGGAGCTACCCGTTGTGTAACTGGCTCACCATACTCGTCTACTTCTACAGTAAGCTTAGCAACATCAGGCGGGTCCCGAGGCGGGTCCTGATCCTCAATATACAGCGGCTCAGGATTTGGCTCACGCCCCTGTACGTTTTGGTTTTCGACTAGCTGTGCAACAGTATCCCGTGCAAGCTCGCCTGAGTTAATTCCACCTTCTTCTTCCATTATACTATCCCTTGATTAAGTTGTCCCTCCACAACGCTTTACCGTCGTGGATGCGAATCTGTTCAGTGTTGAAAAACCACTCTCCATCTATCTTCTTCCATGTAACGACAGTAAAGCCGTGGGCCCAGTTCGTGTGCTGTCGCCAGCTTGGATCTAGGTCACACAAGCATCCCATGTTCCACGCCGCAATCGTACCGACCAAGTCACGCTTAGTGAATGACTGGATGCGGTGCGTATGGCCGAATATGACAGACTTGCCGTAATCTGACAAGGTGGCGCGCGATGCCCACATGGTAGCCTTGTAACCATGCATAATCAACAGACGGTCCTTGAGGACTATCTTATCGCCGCCAGAATAGTAAGGCGCATAGCTGTATCCCATCTTATCTGTGCCTATAAGATAAGGCATAGTAAGAACCTCCGAGATAGCAGGTATGAACAGCAGGTGACGAAGCTTAGGGTTACGCTGAATGTCTGCCAACAATCGGGTCCAGCGTTCCTCGTGATTACCTTCGAGGAAGTACTTCTCGGCCCCATTCTTAGCTAGCGAAGCCATCTGAGCTAGATGCTCAGCTGACTGTTGCAGGGTATCTTGTAGAGAAATCTGGTGTGGCTTCAAGCTAGTCTCTACTGGGGGCCGGTGGTCTGAGATCTGCCACATATCAGCTACGTCGCCATGACACACAATAGTATCGGGCTCAAGCCGTGAGGTGATCTCATACAGTACATTAATAGAAGCCTGATCTTGGAACGGAAAGTGAGTATCACCCCAATGTACCGATACCTGATCAGCGCTGCTTATCTTAGCTGTGGTCCGCTTGGGGATCTTTACCTCAATAGGCCTCAGCATGGGGGCCTGATCGTCATACTCATAGTCTCGATACAGAGAAGCATACAAGGTAGTATCACCTTTGTGTCCATCCCATCGAAACCGCTTGATCAGGCGGTGGGCTGCAGACTTACTGATCTCTAACTCGTCTGCTACTTCCCTGACTGTTTTGCCCTCCACAAGCCACAGTCTGGCTAGTCTTTCCTCCGCAGTCATTTAGTATCCTCTGGTTCGGGGGTCAGCATTCCCGCTTCTACGAACAACTCCATAATCAGCGGTTTAAGGACGTCCATCAACATCTCGGTAGACATCTTCTGAATATCAGCCTTCGTTTCAATAGTCTCCCTGATCTGACGCAGCTGCATCTCCTGTTGCAGGAAGGCTTGCGACTCTTCTTCAGCCTGTGCGTTCAGGGCTTCAGAGGTCTGCTGGATGTGCTGAATAAACGCTTCCTTTGCATGCTCAGGCCATGCTTCAAATCTCTTGCTTTTAACTACCTTAGTGTGCTCCTCGTAGTGAGTAGCAAGCTCTTCCCAGAACTTAACCTGAGGTAGCATCTGTGGATCAGTATTAGGTGGCAGGTTCTTGAACGTGGCCTGCTCATTACGAGCTTCAATGATGTCTGGATCGAGTGCGTCGACCGACACATCCAGCCCGGTGGCAGACAGGACGGCGTTAAATCTGTCCTTATCTATACTGCCATCTTCGTTCATGAACAGTACCTGACCGAAGTCTGTACTTAGAACCCCAATCATGGTGTCACGGAGTTCTTGGCGGTTCCACGGCCACAGCGACATCTCATCCACAGAGATAGTAGCGGCGACGTTCTTGAGATCTGTGCCTATGAACTCCTGCCACTGGTAACTCTTGTCGGGCCCTTGGATAGCGATGACGCGAGTCTCGGTGTAGAAGTTAGACACGTATGCGATGACGATGTTGCCAGCTTCCTTCCAACCAGCAGAAGCATTAATGTGGGCCAGCTGAACCTGCTCTCCTGCTTTGGGATCTTTGGGATTACGGAGCTTGTGCCCCGGCTGTACCTGCCCGGGCGGTGGCTCACGAGAGGGTTGGAATGCAAATCCCCCAACGCCCATCATGTCCTGCATGTCTACGTTCAGCATCTGGAAGAACGAGTTCGGGGCCTGCCGGAACTCCATTACAGTAGGTTCACCACCTGCATGTACAACCAGTTCCTGTCCGGGCTCGTCGTTGATATCCCCATACGACAGCCCGCCACCGCTCTTCAAGACATACTTCGGGATCACCTTGTTCTGCCACTCTAGGATGCGCGCCATTCTCTCATCATACGCCTTGTTAGACGAGGTGATGTCAAACAGCGGGCTCATGCCCAGACGGCGATGACCCGGCACTGGTACCCAGCGGAACGAAGCGATGGGCACAACCCCTGCTGGTAACGGGTTAGGAGCCGTAAGCAGTCGGTTGTTTTCTGTACTAGTCCACCATAATCCGTTGGGGAAACGGGCGTTCCTAGGTATGTAATGCTGAATTACCAGTGCCGTGTCTGGCTTAAATCCACCTGCATAGGCGGCTGTGCCCCCGATATCCAAGTCCGTGGTGACGATGTCATGGGTTTCTTTGTATGAAAGCTTCTTAGCTACGTCCTCACCGAACTTGTTAAAGGCCTCATCGTAAGACATCAGCAGCCCGATCATCACTCCATCTTCCTCTGCGTAGCCCCAGCGTACCATCTGCGGAGGAATGACTTCGCACCCTAACTCCCCTGCATCTACCATAATAGGCTGCATCAGGGTTGGGTCTATTTCGAGCGTGTCAGGATTAACAGGAATCATGCCCCCGTCGGGGGTAGGGATAGCTAGAGGAATCAGGTCCCCTGTGTTGGTATCCCAGAAGTATCTAAGGTACCCAACTCCACAACTCATGACCCATGAGGCCAGCTCAATACGCTTGTCTGACATCTCAAGCAGATCCCATGTGTACTTCATGATCTGCTCCATCTGCTCTGCGCCAGCCAGATCGGAAGGATCTGGGCTCTGGGGCAGCGCACTGTAGCGCACATTGCCCTGCAGATACTGCTTCAGAAACTCAGCATAGAAAGAGTTAGTGTAGTTGATAACAGGGAATCTCTTCCATGCAGGAATAGTGTCCCTATCTAGTTCAAGGAGAATATTCCAATGATCGCCTCTGATGTAGTCGATGGTTTTCTTCCACCGATTAACCCAGTAGGTGTAGTAGGAATCCATGTCTCGCCACATATCACTGGTGTAGCGAGCGAATCCTGTCCAATCTGAAACGTCTGCTGGTAGTTTCTGGGGCATTGTTTATCCTTCGGCTATGTCGAGCCAAGGTTCATTAGTAGGCGGTCTCTCGGGGACCGGAATTGTCCCAATATAGCCCTCACGGCGCATCGTTGCAATCTCTTGCATCAGGGGGCGTACTTTGAAATAGTAGTCGGCCTGAGTTGCAACAAGCGCTCCCAAGGCTAGTCCAGCGATTACTGCAAGAATCTCCATTTTTCCTCCCTATCAGTGGCTTGATCCATTCGATCCATCTGCCTCATGATCATGGCATCAGTGGGTGATAGATGCGCGTATGGGTTCATGACAGCATCATCTGACCTACCTACGGCAGGGATACTACAGCCATAAATCAGTGCATCTATACAATCTGCGCCGCCCGCTGAGTTCTTGTCCGGCTTGTGCTGATTATCCCAAGTCAGGCGGCGCAGTTCCCATACTAATCTGCTGCCTTCAATCTTCCTATCCCCTTCGTTCCAAGTACTTATCAGATCATGGAACAGCGTCAGCCGGGGAGCCCCATATACCTTACGTCGGTCGCTGTATATACTATACTGACGTTCCTGCACTGGCTCAAGCATACTGTGTACTCTCAGAACCATCTGCTCGATTCTCTTTCTCATCGGTATCGCCATGGCTCCAATCTGGGCTCCAATGCGACCGAAGTGCCAGTTCAGTTCAGCTATATCTTGGGGGTTCGCAGAGTCCACATAACATGGTACGTCCTTATCTACTCGCCCCAAGATAGACTTAATCCTCTGCGACCTATGAGCCAGAGGTTCATCCTGACTGTAGTACTCATCCGTTATGTAATAGTTCCCATCTGGATCTGCCACGAAGAACAGGCAAGCAAACCTGTGGTACTGGGGATCGATCATGATCCACTTGTGCCACGTATCCGGGTAGTCGAAGCGTGTGATTACATGCAGGGCTGGGTCAAAGGTACCGAAGACAAGTCCGGTGCGTGTGACGAAGTGCCCATACATACGAGCGGCCCTGACGTTAGGATCGGGCCACTGCTCTTCCATCCTCTGGATATCTTCTCTAGTGAAGTGAGGAACACAAGGATTACCCTCTGAGTCTGCCACAGGCATATATATAACTGCAACATCTTTCCGTTCCTCGGTCTCCCATGGGATGTACAACTCATCTCGAACCCACAGCCATGTGTCTGGCTTATCATCCACAGGAGTCATGACTAAGAGTATCCGACCACGCCTGTCGATAATACGGGCCTGAAGCTCTACGAAGATGTTATGATTGATAGGCTCGTCGACGATCACCAGATCTACCGAGGCGCCAGCAAGGCGGCGCTGTCTCATGTCAGCTGACATGAAGTGCAGGGTGGAGCCGTTCTTGAACCTGTACATCCTGTCTCTCTTGTTCTGGCTGGCGATCTCCTGCTGAGGCAGTAACTTGTTCAAGATAGGTTCGATGTTACGAACGAACTGTCCGGTTGTGGGCATGACGTACCAGACGTTAACTGGCGGGTCTGGAGTTTCAGCATAAGTACTCCTGCCGAGACAGTATAGTATAGCTTCTGCCACAGCAGCATAACTCTTACCAGTTCGGTTGCCTCCCAGAACCAGAGTAATAGGGACTCTGGACTTATGGATAGATAACTGGAACTCGTGAGGAGTATAGACATGCTTAAGAGGATCTACCATCTTCCTCCGACGGATCTCATCCTCTACTTGTCGTAGGGTCAGTTTATCTTGCTCTGACACTACGCTGTCTCTCTGGCTTCGTCATAGATATCTGTCAAGTCAGTCCTGCCTCCACTGATTTCTCCGACAACAAACTCCAGCTGCTTGATATTAAGGTCACCAAACGGGGCAGCCTTCAGCCTGTCTACTATAACTTCAGGGCTCTCGTCTAGATTCACAAGAGCTTTAGCGGCTGCAACACGAGCCTTGGGATCATTAGAGTAAGTAGCTGTCTGTACTAGCGTGATCATACCTATGACAGCTCCAATCAACCGCAGCTCGTCATAAGTAATATCCAGCCCGGCCCCAAAAGATCCGGCGGTCATCAACCGTTGCATAGCTTCAGGTAGCTGATTCAGATCATTCATGGAGGGGAAGGTACTACAAAATTGCAGGGTTAGCAAGCGGGCGCTCACTAACCCTGCGAGGCGGAGGACCATGGACCGCTGGAGGGAGCGGCACGATGGCTAACTTAAAGGGATATTAGGGGCTTGTCAAGGTCTACGTTGGCTGCGGAAGTCGGACCCAAATAATAGATCCTTTAAGCCTCGCTCATCTGGGTTCAGTCTCTCATCATACAACTTCATTGCCTCATACACAGCGTCAGGGTCAGCTTCATAACCAGCCCGCCTAGGTCTGCTGTTATGTATGTCTGCTGCTTTCTTAGCCTCGTCCTTCATACTGGTGCCGTGGCTGGCAAAGTTCCTGAGAGCAGTAAGAGCAGTAGCAAAAGCTACAGCAGTTTGTTCTGACTGTGGGTCTGGTCCATACTGCTTGAGCTGACCAATGAAGTCTTTCTTAGCTGCCGAGTGGGCGTGCTCGTGAGCGAGAGTTTCATCTATAAGATAAGGAAGGCTACCGACGTTGGCTACATAGATACTGTCAGTTTCACTTGCTGGGTCAGGGTTAGTATAGTAAGCCCTCTCGAACGACCCACCACCGGCTCTAACAAAAGGCTGGTGTGCTACACCCTGCACATCCCCAAACACAGCTCGCAGTGTATCCCCTAAGCCTCCTGCCATCTTCTCATCTAGGAGGTCCTGCGTAGGAGACTGCAGCCCTGCATTCATCAGAGCTGTGAGGTCCAGTCCATACATTCCCATTAACATCTGTAACCATTCTGGCATGACAAGAAAGCTAGTATATCAACTCCCTCCTGTCTACCCCCTTGACACCAACACGAGCCCCTACTAGTTTCGTTGTTGTTCAGGCCGCCCTGCCCTGAAAGAGGCAAAGGGACGGACCTGATTACGTTAATAAAGATAGAATAGGAACGCTTCGCTTTTTATTTGCCTCCGGCTCCGCCACCGGCTGCTTCGCGCCGGGCGGGCCGGGGCATAGAATAGGAGGGGGAGCAGAACCATAACTTGGAGGAGTTAAATGACTTACAAACCATGGCCGTGTGTGGCTAAGTTTAATCATAGTGGGACTTTTGTTTACTTTAATAAGGGGGAGAACGGCAAAGGGGAACCTATGCTGGGGGTTAATGTTAATGGTAGTAAGGGGTTTAAATCGAAGATTACGGTCTTTGATAATATGAAGGTGGATATGATTGATAACCTTATTATTGCCGTGAAGGAGGTTTTTGGGTTTGATTATATTGCGTACTTGAAAGCTTCTGGTAGGCTTGAGCAGGGGGATATGTATCAGATGTCTGAGCAGGAGCTTGATATGCTTGAGGCTTCGCAGGTACATATGGAGGAGTCTGTGAAGCGCGTGGTCTCTACTGCAGAACTGACAGATGATGGCAAAAGTTGCCTGAGGTGTGGCAATGAGCCGGGGGATAACTGGAAGTTTACGCTTGGGGCTGCTATTTGTGGGGTGTGTGGCAAGGTATATAGGAGTTAAGTTATGGCTACTGTTACTGTTATGCCAGAGCCTACTGAAGATGAGAAATGGCGCAAGTGTCCTACTAGAGGGTGCTTGGCTTCGTTTGACTTGAATCCTCATGACTTTATTGTGTCTGGAGATGGAGACTGGATGCATACGATTGTGTGCAGGAAGTGCCTGCATGTCAGGGAGAAGGTGCCTGAGGGGGTATTGGGGGAGTTGCTTGTGGAGCAATTTGCTGCTACGGCTCCTCATGTTACTCTGAGACATGTGGCACACTTCTTAGAGGTGAGGCGCAGGTGGTGGGCCGCTAAGGTTGCTGTGGAGGAGAGGTTCGATTAGAACCTCTCCCCCTTTGGGGGGTCTTCGTAGGTAGCTACGATAGAGGGGGATTTGTCTGACTCGATTATCATCTGGGCCAGCAGCTTCTTGTCGCGGGGGCCCCCGTAGTTGTCGACGGCACGCTTTGCGATGTGGTCAGGGACCACAGCTTCAGCTGTGATTACTACTTTGACTCTTTTCATTCTACCTCTC